CGTTTCCGGGCGGGGAATCTATCGCTCACTTTCATGAACGAGTATTTCCGGCGTTCATGGAAAGTATTAACAATTTTTACAAGACCGGAGAACCTGATGTGATGGCAGCACATCACTCAGTGCAACACGCTGCCGGGGAATTTTTCAACGGTGATATGAATTCGGCGTTAACAAAAACGGGTGGCGTAATTGCTGTGTATCAAATCGGCCCAGCGAAATTCGAAGCAATTCCAGTCTTTAGACCGGAGAAATAAGATGAAGAAGCACAAGTTTTCCCACACACATGTTGAGCATCACAAGGATGGCTCCCACACTGTTCATCACGTCCACGAGGATGGTCCTCAAGCGGATGTGAAGGGTGCGGCAGCAGACCACGATGCAATGATGGACCACATCATGGACAACACCTCGGCTCCGAACGAGGGCGAAGATAAGGGTGAAGATAACGAGGCATTGGAAGAAAAGTTAGCTCCGGGTCTTCACGCGAAGATGGCAGAAGTGCAGCAGAAACAGGGAGCCTAATATGGCGAAGAAACACAATGTTTCTCTTTACAGAGCGATGCATGGGCTGCGTCGTGGCGGATTGCACAAGGCCCTTGGTATTCCGGAAGATGAAAACATTCCGGCTGACCGTTTGGAGAAGGCAAAGAACTCCTCGAACTCTCACGTTGCACACATGGCAAATTTTGCACATACAATGAAGGGATTCAAGAAGTAATGAAACTCACCAAAGTTTACGATTGGTTTGGTGGTTTTGGCGAATTCATTGTTGTTATCTCATTGGTGGCGGCTGTTTGTCTTGCAGCTACAAGACACCTCGATGGCTCATTCGCCGCAACGCTTACATCAATCGGCGGTTTCGGCGTTATTCACGACCAACTGTCTGATTATCAAAATCGAAAAGAAGTTCAGAAGTAAGCGGCAACGAAGAGCGAACAGGGCACCATCTCTTCCGCCGAACCCCGGGTAACAGAAACATGAAAAATCTTGTTCGTGCAGCCGTATTAGCTATCACACTTTTGGCGGCATCCTTTGTTTCGTCCGCAAAAGAAGTGCAACCATCTTTTTCTGATACGCTATCTAAGGCAACCTTGGCAGTCTATTCAGGAAAACAAGTCTGTCAGTATAAGACGGTTGAATCATTCTTTGGACCGTTCGATGTTTGGAGTTGCGAATTCAAGAGTAACTTCACTTGTACTGCAACCATAGTGAGTAAAGATGGATTTGGAAATTTCGTAGGTTTGACGGCGGGGCATTGTTTTAGTTACGAGTTGATGGAGAAGGGCGGTGAAAAGTATTACATATCCGATTCTCTAGATGACAAACCAGTTTTGCATGAAATTCATCTAGTGAAATTTGCGAATGATGCGCGCTACGATTTTGCGATATTTGAATTTAGAAGCATCCGCGACTATCCGGTAATTGAGATTCTTCAAGACGGCGAGGCAGTTCCACCAATTGGCACTCAAGTGCTGAATGTGAACTTCTCTCTGGGTGTAACAAAACAACTTTTAGAAGGTAAGGTCGTTTCGAATCAATTTGAAAATGGCGGTGGCAGAGCCTGCGACCACGAGTGCGGGGCGCGTTATTTTGTGAGTATCGGCGTTGGACCGGGAGCATCTGGCAGCGCGGTCGTTGATTTGAAAACACACAAAATTATTGGGATGGTTGAAGCAGTTTTTCCTAGCACACAGATGGCGACCATTGTAGTTCCGATGGGCACACGTTTCGTAGACTTTATGGATGATGCCTCGACGGGAATTAAACCACAGGAACCACCACAAGGCGTAAAGGTTCGACAACATGTAGTTCCGAAGTCGTCTATTCTACAGGCGCTTTGGCAGTTTTTCTTTGGGGATTAACATGGGAACAAACCCAACAGTGGCTGCTCTCGCAGGTGCAAAGAAAGCACTAGAGAGCGCAAACAAATTTACTCGAAGCGTAACAGGCGGCAAGCCAGATGTCTTCGCGCCGAAACCAGAAGTTAAAGCGAAACCAGAAACAACAGATTACTCTCGTGCTCGTGCAGCCCGCAAGGGAGAAGGCGAGTTTTTGGGAGTCAGAAGTAACGAAGCGCCGGAACTTAATATCGCCCTCAAAGCAAGAGAGGACGCAAAGAAGGCGCTAGAGCAGTAACCAATAGGGGCTAGAAATGATAGAAGTGCCGCCGCTGTTCAAGACCGAAGAGGCTTTAGACGATAAAGAAAAAGCCCGTCGTCGTAAGCAAAATCAGAGAGACCGTCAAGCTGGTCGTCCGGAGACTTATCCTCCTCAGAAAGAAGATAAGGAACACAGAGAACAGACACTTGCTTTATTAGAAGAGTTAAAGGCTCTTGACGAAACAGAGAAATATTATCACAAATCTGAGTGTCGCTCCCGCGCAGAACTATTGCATTGGTATTGCGCTTTCGCATACGGAAAGAAAATTCTGAGAGAGGAACGAACCTATCAGGATTGGCTCGACCTCCGTGATAAGTGCCGCACTGATTTGTTCTCTCTAGCTAAAGAATTCTTAGGTTACAAAGACTTAGTATCGCGAGTTCACCAGCCTGTATGTGATATGTTTGTGAAGAAGGATTTTACAAATACATTTCACGCTGAATATGAGCGAGAGGATATTCGTCAAGCCTTCTGGAGAATGCGTAAGACTCGCAAAAAAGATGCACTGATTCTGTATCCTAGAAATACATTCAAATCGTGTATAGACATCGCTGATATCGTGCAGTGGCTTCTAGCTTGCCCAGATGTGAAGGTCTTGTTGTTGACCGCAGAAATGGACCGTGCAAGAAGTTTTATTGTCTCGATTAAGAGATTTTTTGCGGAAGGAACGAGTGACTATAATGATTTGCAACTACTCTTTCCTGAGTACGTTCTTCGTGGTATAGACAGTACTTCTATGCGACCGATTGACTGCCCCGCCCGCAAGGACGCATTGGCGGGATTGGATGCAAATTTTTGGGTGAAATCTCAATCCAGTCAAAAGACTGGGTCACACGCAGACGTAATTAAACGCGATGACATCGTTACTCCTGAAAACGCAACGAAGCCAGAGCTTCGCGAAGCTGTTAAAGAGAGCGCAGATGATACCGAAAACCTGCTTATGAAGCATGGTTTTCTTGACACAATCGGTACGCGATATGCAGGTGGTATCGTGCCCGACTATTATGGCATCATGTTGCAGCGCGATGAAAACGCGAAAAAAGAGTTCGGTGAAAGTGACCTCGTTTATTTGGTAGGAAAGTCTTGGATAGTTAAACCGGAGCACGCTCATCTACCATTGGCTAGATTAGAATTTCACATGGTAGATTTGTTGTTTCCAGAAGAAGCTGATACGCCAGAACGCGCCTTTAAGAGCCTTCGTAAGCAGGCTTTCAACAATGAGCGCATGTTTCGTAATCAGCAACTTAATGAGCCAATTGATGACGAAGAAGAGGGCGATTTCAATGTTAGTTTTACTGACATGGAACTTCGCGCTCGTATGTACCACAGGGAAGAAGCTCCCAAAAACGGTGATGTAATTATCTCATGGGATTGGTCGCTTGGAGATAAAAAGACCAACGACTACTCTGTTGGTGTGGTTGCTCGTCGCTACAAGAATGGAGGCAACGAATGGTGCTTCGTTATTCTTGAGATAGTTTTTGGAAAGTGGAAGCATTCAGAATTGGCTTATCAGATTGTTTCGTTGTACAAAAAGTGGAATCCAGCCAGAACTATTATTGAAGCATCCAATGCTAGTGATTATCTCCGAGAGGATATAAAAGCTCTAGCACAAAGAGAAATGCTTTTGATAGAGTCCAATATCTGGTGGAAGCCCCCTAGTCGAGAAGAAAACGCAAAGCGAAATCGCATCAAGGGATTGGAGATTTTACTAAGAAACAATCGTTTGCATTTTGTGTTAGGCAGTTGGATTGATGAAACCTTCAAACAGTTTACTCAATACACAGGCGAAAAGAAAAATAAAGGTAGAAAAGACGATATCCCCGACGCGGTTTCTTATTTGATTTATCTGTTGCCTCCCTCTGTTCGTTTTGAGATTTCAAAAAACAGCGCAGAAGAAGAGCAGCAATTAGAAGAAGAGCAGATAAAGGCGTTTCAAAAAGCATCGCAGTATGACAGAATTTTTGGTCAACGTCTTGCTACTTCAAGAAGAGTCCCCGGACAGGACTTCCTTGAAGGACAAAATCCGCAAGCGTCTACTTGGAGAGAGAGATTAGGACAAGGGAAGCCTGAACCAGCCGCCCCAGAACCAGTACCGCCAAAGCCGCAGGACCCGAGGATGGTAATCTTCGGCAACAAGGGGCCTTGGAGATTGTAATGTTTTGTATATGAAATAATCAACTTTAGACTGCCCCGCGTCGGGGCACGCGAAGACGCCCTAATCGGTGGCACGCAAGTCAAGGACAGAAGATGAGTGACATCGACCAGAAGATTGCAGCACTAGAACAAGTACCAGATGCCGAGATTACGACAGAGAATACGTACATCGACTCGCAGACTGGGACTATTCAATTCAATGATACTGCTGCGATTAAGCTTGTTCTTGATAATGCGGAACTTGCTGACAATTTTATCAACATTAACCAATGGGCATCAGGTTGGACAATGTCCGATTTGCTGTACCAATCACCGATGTCCACCAGCGACGGTGGGTCGGGTAGTACTGATGTGGCGAACTCGGCGGTGCCGAAGTTTATGGTGTCAAACCATATCAGTTCAATCATACCCAAGATTTTGGGTGGCATCTTTTACGAAGACCCTTGCTTTTTGCTTCGCCCAAGTCCGGGCACTACGCCGGATGTGATTCAAGCGAAGACTGCGCTGTTTACCTTCCAATTGAAGGCAATGCGCTTCGAGGAAGAAGTTGAGCGCGGGTTAGAGCAGATGGCTCTTCTCGGCACCGCTATCTGGAAGTGGGGATACGCTGAGTACGAGAAGACCGAAAAGAAGTACAAGCGCTATGCCCCGAAAGTGAACGTGCCGGATGGCATCGAAGTTGCGCCGATTGATACACCAGATTCGGATGACTTCGAAATCGAGTTTTATAAGAAGACAGTCTCTCATCCGTGGTTGAAATTTTGCGACATCCGTACGGTCCTTACAGACCCGGGATGTCGTGTTGGCGACATTCGCGTAGCAAAGTGGGTTGTTTACCGCGATTACGCGACGTATCAAGACCTTGAGAAGCTACGTGGTGTAGACGGGTATCAAATTCCGGAAGAAGAAGTGCTTCGTGAAATGTTCACAAGAGCAACTTCGCCGGGACCAGACAACATTGCTATGACCATCCCGGAAGGGATGATGGGCTACTTGCAGCACGCGAAACCGCGCAGCTACAAGACGAGCGCTGACCCAACTAGAGCACCGCTTGAGCTATTGGAATATTGGGACAACGAAAAAGTCATCGTCGTTTTGATTTACAACGGCCACAATATTCTTATTCGCAATGAAGCGAATCCGTACAGTAAGATTCCATTCTATTCGGCCAACTGGCGCAACATTCCAGACAGCTTTTATGGACAGGGACTTGGTTTGCTAATTGGTAGTGAACAAATCGTTGAGCAAGGGATAACGAATCTCGCGCTAGACTTGCTTGCTTACTGTTTGCAGCCAGTCGCGCTACGTAAGAAAGGCTTCAACGCACCGACACAAAATACGCGCTGGGAACAAGGCGGCATCATTGACGTTGAAGAAGACGTTGAGAAAGCTTTCAAGTTCCTACAAATGCCAACACCGCCTTCTGAAGCGTTTCAATTCATTCAGCAATCGCAGGCAGCGGGTGCAGCAACGTCCGGCGCAAATGAGCAAGTAGTACAAGGCGCGGGACATGCGGGCATCAGCACAACAGGTATGAGAAGCGGAACGGGCGCAGCGGCTGTTATTCAAGCTAATGCGAGTCGTCTCGACGGTCCAACCGGACGATTCGTTCGTCAGGTCTTTGAACCGTGGCTGTATCAGATGGACGACCTCGACAACGATTTGTTGCCGACCAGCGTTATCAAAGACATCCTTGGAGAGAAGATTGGCAACGATTTCAAGATGGACCATATCACTCTTCGCAATGCAAAGGTTGAGTATGAGGTTCTAGCGGGTTCGAGTTTGGGAGCCAAGAAAGAAATGGCTCAAGCTCTCCCAATTATGATTCAGTTGTTGAATAACCCGACGTTCGTTGCTAATGCAAATGACGCCGGATATCAGTTCGATGCAGTTGCTATCTTCCAAGCATTCGTGGATGCGGCAGGCTGGAAGTTCAGTCAGTCCTTCTTACGCGAGATGACTCCGGTAGAGAAGCAAAAGCACGAAGCAAACAGCCCAGCAGCTTTGCAAGCGGCGCAGATGCAGAACGCGCAAGTTATGCAGAAGCAGAAGTTCGAGCAAGAACAGACTCTCGAAAATCAGAAGCAACTCGGAAAGGCAGGCAACGAAGCCTTCCGCTCTTCTATTGAGAAGTCAACGTCACCTGAATTATTAGGTGGACCAGAACAAACTCAAGGCTTTGGCGCGACCACCGCGTTATAGCCCATAATCCGGGGGCGGGGTGTAGAAGACATCACTTCGCCTGCCGAACTTAGGATGGCACAATGACAGAATCAGAAGGTCGCAAAGTGTTGGGCGAAAGTCTGACATTCGAAGAGCGTCTTGCGCTCGCACAACTCGTGAATCAGCCGGGATGGAAAATTCTCGTACGTTTGATGGCAGAATCCTGCCGTCGCGCAACCGAGGAAGTCATCAAGCTGGACCCGGGTACAGAACGTTATGACCAAAGATTAGCTGGGCTGCAAACTATGGCCCGCGCTATGAATAAATTTACCGCAGAGGTTCTTGACTCCGTCAAGTTACACCAACGCACAGCAGTAAAAGAAGCACAGCAGCGTGAAAATCCTAGTTTGGTGTCACCACCAACACCAAATCGTTTTCAACTGCCGATAGTTAAATCTCCCGCTTAGGGACGCAGTAGAATCAATAAGGAAATTACATGAGTTCAATCACTCGCGAAGAAGTCCTGAAAATGGACTGGAAGTCTATTCAAGCTGCCATCAAGAATCCGGAAACATCGGCTCAAATGCAGCAGCTACTCCGTGACCGCGCTGTTGTTTCCCGCGTCTCGGAATTGATGCTTGAGGCTCAGAACCGAGAAGCCGAAGTAGACGCGCAACTTAACCGCGTAGTTCCTCCATCAACGGAGCAACTTGCAGCGGAAGCCGCAGCGATGGCCGCAGTACCAGTAGCAGAGCCTGCCGTTGTAGAGCCAGTTGTCGTGGTTCCTCCGGTAGTGCCCGTCAACGCGAACGAAGAGGAAGATGCCGAGTTGAAGAAAGTCGGCGTAGCCGTTGTTCGTGATGTGAGCGGCAAGATTACCCGCTACATTCAAGAGTATCAAGTACTCGGTGAAGATGGTAAGGCAATCGGTCGTCCGACTCATCTCGAATCGCGCACGCTCTCGGAGTTGTTTGCGAAGCAGCGCGAGGTACACACTCAAGCAACCCGCGCATTTCACCGTTTGAAGCAGCAGAAGCTAACCTTCAAGAACGAAAGAACACTTTTGACACCGGAAGCTATTCAAGAAGCCGCTCGCTTGGCACTTGAATCGAAAGACCCGGCCAAGGTCACTGATGTGATTCACGGCGTCATCGAGACCGAGTACCAGAAGCGCGAACGTGAGTTGAAAGACAAGATAGCATATGAAGACGGTCGTGAAATCTCGAACGAGTTCATGCGCCGTCACTTGCACGACTTCAACGCGTGCGATGCCAATAAGAAAGCGATTGGCGAGTACTTCGCTGAACACAATCTCGATTTTACCCTTGACAACCTTGAGGCTTGTTTTCAAGACCTTAAAGAACAAGGAAACAAACTTGCTCCTGTGGATTCCACAGTGGCAACAAGACAAGTGGCTGAGGTCGTTAATCCGGTCCCAGCCGCAACTACAGCAACGCCCGCAACCCCGGTAATCCCGGCAGCGGAAACGCCAATTGTAGTTCCGGTACCAGCAGCACCAGCACAACCAGCGGTCGTAGTCACACCGCCTGTTGAAGCAACGGCTCCGACGCCTGCCGCGCCTAATCAGCAACCAGCGGCCCGTCGTCCGGGAGTGAATGGAGCTATCGCTCCGGGTACGTTGAGCGCACAACGTCCGGGAACGCCAGACCCAGCACTCACGAGAAAGGAATTTCTCAAGACTGTAAGAGAGATGAAACCGGAAGTAATGAAGAACAAGTTGAAGACGGACCCTCAATTCGTCAAACAGCTTGAGTCTTACGGTATTCGTATCCGATAACAGTCACCCCGCAGCGCGGGAGCAAACGACCTGAGTGAACCACCATGAGTGGTCCAAATCCAGCAGCATCAAACGTAGCAAACGTCCTAACGGCACAGGCAATCATTTTCGATAAGGAATTGATTCCGAACCTAAAGGGCAACACCAACGCATTCGTTGGTGCGGCAGAACGCCGTGTACAGGGTCTTCACATGGGTGTGAATCGTACGTTTTTCCAGTACAATACACTATCTGGTGACGTTGTACAGAACTCTGATGGTACCGTGGGCAACCCGGAAGTCATCAGCCAGTTGTCATCGCCAGCACAGATTGGCGAGTGGAACAACTACGCCAACTTCTCGTCGTTTGCTATTGCAGCAGCGATTGATGAACTTGTCGGCAATAGCGCAGTTGAACTCGGCTACCAAGCTGGGCAGTCAATCAGCGAGTTGTACAGCGCAGTTGCAGACAGCGCCAGCGGCGTTGACTCCCAAGTCAACCAGTCGGCATTGCTTGCATCTCCGTTCTTGCTTGACCTTGGCACCATCCGTGAATTGAAGCAGCAGCTTGTTTCAAAGAACGTATTGCCTTGCAAGCGCGGCATGTTCTTGGGCGCAATCAGCCCGAACGTGTTGGGTGACATCTACAATTCGACCACTGTGAACAACAGCATCGTTGATTTGTGGAAGTACGAAAATATGGAGAAGTTTGATGCAATGGCAGGCGCTGACCAGAACAAGGTCATCGTTCTACCGGGCACCAATATCGGCTTCATGCAGACCCCGTTTGTCACGACCACTGCTAACTACAGCGGCTCTGGCAAAATCGGCTACCGCACTTACGTCTTCGGCAATTACGCGATGATTGGTGTGTGGTTGCAGGTCCCGGGCGACACCGACCTAGATGACGGTGATTGGAAGACGATTGACTGCCGTGTCGTAACAGACGCGCCAGCTTCATCGTTTGACCCAGTCTCGACCATCGGTGGATAAAGAGTACTGTCCACGTTAAATTTTCTCTGATTGACTTGAAAGCTGAAACGGCTAACAAGGGGCAAGCGAAAGCAGCCTGAACGACTAAGTGAGAAAACACTCTCTGATAAAGAGTGATGCGATAGTCTGACCATACGAGAATGAAATCGTATGAACCGAACAGAAATGATTCGGTACACTCGGTGAAGTGTTAACAAGAGCGGGTGCTCATATAAGTTTCATCAAACTGTGACCCTTCCTCCAGCCACTGGCGTGAATACCCAGCGTATTCGCTACATTGACTCGGTTCCGGCCATTCAATAGCAATTTTCCTCTCGGACCTCGAATCCGCGAGCATACTAATCAGGGGCGAGCCTAGTACTCGCCCCAGATTATTTCTTACTAGGAGAAAAAGATGCGAAGAATTAATCCTGACAGACCTCTGACCGAATCAGAGCGTAATAAAAGATTTTACGAGAAACATAAGGACGCGGAAATCGCACGAAACGCAGAGTACTACCGTAACAACAAAGATAAAGTGAATCGTCGCGTTCGTAATCGCAGACACGGTATTACTCAAGAGTGGTTCGATGCCAAAGTCAAAGAACAAGATAATCGTTGTGCTGTTTGTGGCAAAGAGTTTGAAGAGACTCCGAACATCGACCATAACCACAAGTGCTGCCTCAGCTTGAAGAGTTGTGAAAAGTGCAGACGTAGTCTGCTGTGTGCCCCGTGTAATGTGTTGATTGGCATGGCACAGGAGTCAATAGAAATTCTCAGCAACGCAATCCAATATCTCAAAGGATACCAAAAATGAGCATCATCGTTCCCGGTCAGTCGGAAGCACAGCAAGTCCAAATTCCCGGTCAGCCCTTTTTGAAAGGCAAGGACGTTGACCCAATCAAAGAGCGCCACGACGTGGACGCTACGCACGAATCTATCCAGCGCATGCTGGCAGGTGGCACTCCTAACTGGGTAAAGTGGCCGCAAGATTATCGCTCATTTGTAAGAGAATCGTTTGCCGCTGAGAAAGAAATCTCGGATAAGATGGCAACAGGCTACAAGTGGGATGACCAAGATGTTTTGACTAATTGTCAAGCGCGCATGGTTAACGCGATGCCCACACGAGACTTCGTGGTCAAGCTGAATAAACACGGCATTAAGACGGCGCTCACCGACAGCGGTATGAAAGGCACCGTAGGTCTTTGGTGTGTTGTTCCCAATCAAGAGCAGAAGTTACGTTACGTCTGCTACTTACAAGTTCCGACGATGTATGAATGGAGCGTCCTACGTTTGGACTCTCACGGCATCCCAAGTGGTGAACAATATCGTGGCTGGCGCACCGTTGCAGTCCAGCTTGTCGAAAAAGAAATCATCACAGAGCAACAGTGCCATCAGATTTTTGGTGCACCCGCTGCTAACAAAATATCCGCCAGATACTATCGAAGTCTTTGGGAGAAACGCCACGGACGACAGTTTGTGGACCCTCTCGAAGACGAGAAGAATCTCGGACAATAAAGCCCCGAAATCTAGGCTTTAATAAGCAGAAGTGCTATTAAAGCATGCTTTTCTAGGCTTTAATTCTGCCTGACCCCGGGCTTACAGGGCGGTTGAAGAAATTTTGCCAACCTCAAAGGTGTAAAATGACAGAACAACAGAAGGCAGTACCAGCCACAGAAGTTGATGTGAACTCGGTACTAAGCAAGGCTCACAAGACCGGGAGTCTTTCTGAAGCGCAGTTCATGGCTCTTTTAAGCGTCATGATGGCTAAAGAAGCTCGTATTGCTGAGAAAGAAGCACTGCTGGAAGAGTCTTTGAAGGCTCGCGACCAACAGCGTCGTAGAGACTCAGAAAATTATACCGTCGCGAAGATTGAAGCCCAAAAAGCCTGCAAGCATTTGAAGGGCGGCAAGGGTCGTCAACGCGCTCAAGCAAAGGACCCAGCAGTATATCACCACATCTTCACAGACCGCACACAAGTCATCAAGTGTCAGTTGTGTGGCGCGCGTTGGATGCCGGGTGATACAGATGAATACTTGACTCGTAACGGAAGTAAGATTCCGAACTGGACTGGTATTGGCTGGCGCAGAGCGTCAGAGATGGCGGAAGATTCCAGCAATAGACCATCATCATCTGAGCGATTTGCTACACAAGCACAAGGAACTATGCCGAAGAGCGATAAGGGCATTGATGTTCCAAATCTACAGATTTGACCTTTTAATCCGAGGGGCGGCGGTTCCGCCCCACTTCTTTTCAGGGCAAAGATGACGACAGTAGCTACCACCCAAACCTCTCAAACCACCACCTTCGGCTGCATCCAAACTCATTCTAACGTGTTGACTTTATCTGCGCTCTTTGTGTATGGCGAATAACCAGCTTCTAGCTTCGGACAGTTTTGTTTCCGGTAGTCTTGCTGCGGGATGGGCTGTTTTTCCTACGTTGTTAAAGTGTCAGGTAGTGGTAGGAAGTCCGAATGTAACGGAGCCAACCGTTGTAGGAACGACAGCAGGACAGCTTTGGATAGGTATAACGTGGCCGACCGACCAAACTTCTGAATTAACTGTGAAAAATTTAGTCATAGGCGGAAATGTAGGATTAGCTGTTAGATTTTCTTCATCTGTTGTTTCTGGATATCTCGTTGTCCTAAAACCTAACGGAGGGCAGTTTACAATTAGTCGTTTTGACAACGGTGTTGAAACAATTCTCGCTACAATCAGTAGTGTAACGTTCAATGCCAATGATGTTTGGGCTTTTCAGGCGGCGGGGTCGTGTTTGACAGTATACCAAAACGGCAGCCGAATGGGTTACACTTACGACGCAACATATACTTCGGGATTTCCGGGTTATGACCAAAATACCACGGTGGCGTTAACTGAATCTCAAGTTTCTGCTTGGCGCGGATATAGCGCGATTCAACAGGACGGGATTTGGCAAAAGCAGGGTATAGTTGTTGCTCCTAGTGCCACTGATTTGGCTGTAACGCCTGTAGGTCAAGGTTTGCAAGTTGCGAGCATTTTTCTCGATGGCAATGCTCAATTATTATCCGGTAACGTCTATAAGATGTGGATAATAAATAATTGGGCTGCAACTACTAACGTTGGAGGAATTTACTACGCCGAATCTTTGGATGGAATCAATTGGACGCGTCGCTCAGCAGCGGTTTTAACGGGCTATACCAACGCGAGCGTATTCAAGTTTGGTTCGACGTACTATATGTATGCTCAAACCAATGCGGGGAATGGGCACGGCACTATTCAAGTCTTGACAAGTTCTGATGGTTTGAATTGGGCCTTGCAAAGTCCAACACAAACAATTTCACAAGGGGCGGCAGGAGCTTGGGATGACCAGTTTATTTATGAAATTCTTGTCATTGATGTCGTATCCGGTATATGGTATGGCATGTATTCTGGGGCACACACAGGCACTTTTCATGGTGGTTTGGTCACTTCAACTGATGGAATAAATTGGATGAAGTATGCGGGAAATCCTGTTAACACATATCTGCCTGTTTCTTTTGTTAAGGTAGGCAGTATTTATTACGGATGGTTTCAAGCATATCAGCCAGGACAGAGTAGTAATTCTCTCGACCCAACTGAAATCATTCGTTATCAAACTACTGATTTTATTAACTGGACAAATCCTGTTCATTCTTTGCATCACTCACAAATGTTTGAATCGTTGAATTCAAATACTGGTCAAACTTTCGCGGCAGGAAACGTTCTTACAGTCGGCGGAAAAGCATATCTTTGGTATAATCCAAATCAAAACGACAGCGCAGGTTCGGGTCCGCACGTAGGACAAATTGGGTTGGCAATAGGCCCTGTGTCAGTTGCATCTGTCGTCACTCAAAAAGAGGATGCGATACAGCAGATTGCAAATGATTCTTTCACCAGCGGTGTTGGCAATTTGTCTTCAAATTGGGTTACTCCAACCGGAGCTACAAAATTACAGATAGTTTCAGGCAATTTGTGCGAAGCGACCGCTCTAGCTATAAACTGCGCGATGGCATATACAGGAGCCGTATTTTCAAACGACCAATATAGTGAGATAACTATTGCTACACTCACAGACATAAATCAGTTTGTTGCTCCAATCGTTCGAGCGCAAACAGGAGCAAGCAGTTGGTATGGTTTGAGTCTTAGCGGCCCTTTGGGTTCAGCGACTACTACATTTCAACTCATCAAAAGGGTAGCCGGAACCAATACATTAATAGGCCCAACGGCGCAGGTGACTCCTCAAGTTGGAGATGTATTCAGATTAGCAGTAACAACAGGGAGCGACGGTTTTCCAGTGCTTTCGGCGTATCAGAATGGGTTTTTAATTATTCAATTTCAAGATTATAGCAATACCTTAACTTCCGGCTTTCCGGGTTTAGTGGTGTTTGCACAAACAAGTCTTGCAAATGCTCAGATAAGTTTGTGGGCGGGCGGCAATGCTGGAGTGATTCCAAATTATAATCCTCCTAATCTGTTCGTCGCAAGAATTGATAGTTGTGCTCCGAGAAGAGAGCCGAATACGTGGGAAGTAATCTACTTGTATCCTCTCGATGCGGGTGGGATAGGAGAGGCACTAGTTGTTGTCGGCCCAAATCAGGCTATCGCGCAGTGGCCGACATCATCAAGTACGATAACAATTCCTAGTTCTCCAGGTTCGAGTCAACAGTTCACGTTTCCACCTCCTCCAATTGTCCAGTGGGGAACTTTTGGAATAGGAACGTTCGGCGGTACGCACGGATTTCCTTCTTTCTTTTTCGCATAAGGTGTTAGATGGCATACGCATTTTTCTCTGGTCTTTCGACAGAAACAATTCAAAAGTTGGTCAATGTCGCTCAAACATACGGCGACCTTGAGCCAGTAATAAATGCTGCGGGCTTCACACAAATTGTGGCACTCTCAATTGCTAACGATGTGATGAACGCAATTTGTGCGGTACCTTTCCCTCACAAGTGGAATGAATTCATCATCCCTCCGATTTATACAAACAGCTTTCAACAGGATTACGCAGTTGTCCTGCCAGCAGGAGTATCAGGAACTCTGACATTGACAAATGTGACTCAAGTCTCGGCTTCGGCAGGTACCACCACCTATACAGGTACAATTACAGGCGGTGATTTCGGAGGATGGGTTGGTGTGCCATTTGTGATTGCCGGATTCACTAACGGCGGGAATAACGGAACGTTCATGTGCGTTGCATCATCGGCTGGTGCTCTCATATTAAAGAACACAAGCGGCGTTATAGAGGCACACGCGGCGACCGCAGTCTCTGCGGCAGGTCCATTATTGAATATGTCGTGGTTGGAACGAGGCGTAGCATTCGATATCAACAACAGCGCAGTTCCAAAGCCTTTCGTTCGTATCGAGTGTGGGCGTCAGTTACCACAGATTAGTGCAAGTTATACAGGCGCAGCAGGGCTTGGTGACCCGGGCTTTCGTGTTAACTGGTTCCCAAATCGCACCCTGTATTATGGAACGTGGGGTAGTGCAAACGTCGGCGGCGCGACTCTTGGCAATAATCCGATTGCAAACAGTGTGTACACTGCGCCAACCGGGAACCATTCGCAGGTAGCAAACCCAGTTACGCAAATCATTGATGCTAACGGCAATCTCCTGCTATTAACGACGTATGGCACAGAGGGCAGTGCAGCGCCATTAGCAGCACGCAACGCAGTCCCGGGCACCACGGTGTCAGGAACGGGTGCAACGACAGTCTGGACAGTCCTAGACCCCAATGGTTGGGGCTTCCGCTTCACGCCTGTGCCAACGCAGACCGGAACAGAATGGCAGATGAACCTGATTGCGCAGATGAAGCCAGTGCGTTTCGTCAGCTTGGCTCAAACACTTGCCCCGCTCCCGGACGAGTTGGAGCCTCACTTTCGCGAAGGATTCATCGCGCAACTTTATCGTCGTTCGCCAGAGAAAGCTGTTTACGCAAAGTTCAAAGATGCGTGGGCTACGTGGTTGAAGAGTTTGCAAGAATTACGTGTAAAGGAAGACCGCGAACTGGAAGAGAACAAGTTCATTCCGTCTCGCACCGTCTTCGGGGCAGCCCGTAGTCGTAACAACTTTCAGGGAGCGGCCTGGCCTTATAATTACCCTCGTCCATGAGTTAATTTATGTCAACAAATACATTACAAAATTCAGTCAATTTTGCTGGACCGTTTATTCAGTTTTCACCGCTCACTGCGGGATTGGGTCAAGAACCTGCGGCCTCGGTTGCCTCTATGATTCGCAATTCGATGTTGAATCCACCTATGACGTGGTTCTTCAATCGAAATGAGGCGACGTTCTCGACTGTTGTCGGTCAACAAGATTATACTCTTGCGACATTCTCTGATTTAGCGTTCGTTGAGAAGGTTTCATTAACAGATGACCAAGGTAATATCACTGAAATTAAGGACGTTTATAACAACTCTGCGTTGGCTGTCTCGTCATTTCAGCAACTCCCGAGTGCGATGTCTGTTGAGTCTTCATCTATCATCGCCAACGTGTTGAATTATAAATTCCGTTTTCTAGGTATACCAGACCAGATTTACACAGTGACAGTTACATATCAAAAGTTGTCTCCTCAATTTGGTCCATTTTTCATCACATCAGCGGGTAACGCGGGTGGCGGTAATACCACATACACAGGTTCTTTTGACCCATATTCGTTCCCGGTAGGCGCAACAGCGGTCATTACCGGATTTAAGACCAATGTGGTTAACAACGGTTCGTTTGCGGTGGTGAGTTCCACAACCACATCGCTCGTTGTTGCGAACGCAGCGGGTGTGGCGGAAACGATTTCAGCTTTTGTGAACAATTTTAGCTGGGCACCGATTCCAGACCAGTATTCAGATGTGTACAATAACCTGTTTCTTTCGGAAATGTTGGCGTTAGTTGATGACGCACGCGCACAACTTTATCGTCAGCGCGGCGTTGCGGCATTGATGGCGAAGGCAACGGGTTTGAGCGAGATGCAGAAGAATATCTTCGCTCAACAGTGGTTGGCTCGCGGTATGGAACGCTCGGCAATCGCGGGAATGACTAATCTAGGGAACACTGGCAGAGGAATTTAAGGAAACATGACGACTCTTTTGGAAGCAAATGGCGGCGGGCCGCAAAAGCAACCTAAGTATGTTCCGATTTTCATGGACCGTGCTTTCACCGGGTTGTACACGCAGCGTGCAATTCTGCACGACCCGTCCGACGTTTACACAGCGCGTTTCTACGGCGGTCGCCCAGATGCGCTTCTAACAGGTCGTAATGTTGAATTGACGAATCGCTTGACATTGCAGCGTCGTCCCGGCATGGTTCCTTTTGCTAACTCAGGCGGCGGCGCAGTTTATCCGACCCCACCAGACCGTGCGTTCTCCTTCCAAGTAGCTGATGGCACAATCCAAGTAATCATCGATACAGGTACGAGTGGTTCACTTGCAATCACAAGCTGCGCTAATGCTTCGGCTGGTAGCACTGTTTATACCGGAACCTTTCCGGGTGGAAATGCGAATGGTTATTCGGGATTGAGTTTTCTTGTCGCTGGTTTTGTGACGAACCCGCAAAACAATGGAACTTTCACTTGCACTGCATCCACTCTCACGACATTGACTTTATCGAATGCGGCAGGTGTTGCTGAAACAGTTGCTGCAACCACAATTACTTCGGGCGGCGTATACAAAGATAATCAGGACAGCACAAAGCTTCTTCTCTTCGCGAAGAGTCCGGGCGCTGGGCAGATGTTTTTCATCTCCGTTGCTGGTGTGCTCTACATGGGCAACGGTATCGACACGAAGAAATATACACCATTGAATCCTAATGGTTTGGTTTGGAACTGGGGTATTACTGCATCTTCTAAACAGCCATCAGTTACAAGTACCGCATCGGGTGCAGCATCGACTGTGTGGCAGGCCGCTACTGTTTTCTCAACGATGGGTTTGACCAAAGACACGAATGCTACTCCACAAATTTGGCAGATTATTGGCACGAACGCGGACGGCACGAACACTGCCACTTCTCAGTTTGCTACCACCGGAACTGGAGAACCGCTTTGGCCGACCGCCGAAGGTGCGACAGTAGTAGATGGTACTGTAACATGGACGAATGCAGGTCAGTTGTTTGATTGGTCACCGAATACGTTCTTTACCGACCTCGGCTTCTTTGGTGTTGGTGGTGGTCCAAATCTAACAAGACCGGGAGCAATCGCTACCAACTCTGTCAAGGCGATTTACGGGAACTATAAGAATTCGGGCGGACTCGGCAATACAGGTAACGGCACCATAGTAAATGTGCCCATTCCGGGCTTTAGCGGAGAGCCAGCTTTTTCTGGGGCATATCCGGGACCGAATTATTTTGATAACAATTGTCATTGGTTTGCAATAGGTAGCTACTCAACTCCCGCGCGAATGGCAGCAATGCGTTGGAAGCCGTCGCACGTATACGTTGGCTGGCAAGCGGGTGGTAGCTCAACGTCAATCAGTAACGGTACGCCGGGACACATTTTAACTGGAAATCTTCCGGCACCTGCGAATACTCCAATCTATATTTTTGTTCCAACTACTGGCGGCACGTCATCATCTGGCTATCAACCGTTCCCAGCGAATGCTGCTATTGGTCAAACGAAAGGCGACGGTCAAGTTCAATGGATGAATTTGGGACAAGCTGCATGGCAAGCCAATCACGCATATACAAAGTGGATTGCACAAGGCTTAACTTTCGGTTGCGTTCATGATGGTGCAAATTTTCAAGTTTGTATCTTAACCGTAGGTGCAGGACTCAGCGGTGGTCATCAGCCGGGGACAGCATTAGCGACGGCAGTTAGCATCACGACCTCTCTTCCGGGCGGCAGCAATACTACTTACACGCTTGGTGCGGGTAGCTGGTCATTCACCCCATC